CATGATGCCACTCATCTGAATGAGGTTCTCAGGGCTGTAAAGGTCACACATTAACTGTGCTTTGATTCGCAGCAACTCAGAGGCAAACTGCGCTACGTCCATCTGCATACGCTTCAGGCGCATAGATGCGTATTGGCCCTTAATCTGTTGGGCAGTAGCTGTCTCGCTTGCCACGCTAGACCCACGGATGATGTCTGACAGGCCAGTAACGTCATAGACGACTTGTTTAGCTTGCTCACGGCTTGCATAACACTGGTTCAGGGCTTGCAGCGTCTGATCCAATGGCAAAAAGTCAATCGTTCCCTTAACGCCGCCTTTTTCACTAAATGCCGCCCATGAGTCCACGGGGATAAGTTGGTTGTCAAATCCCTCAGTCAACATCCGCTGAACACCCGCTTGGCTTGCGTCATACACACCAACGATCTTGACCGCCTCAATCAGCAGCGAGATGCGGTTTGTCAGCTTGTCAATCTCGTCTGCTTGGTCTTGATACAACACGTAATCAGGAACGGGAACCAACGTGTCTGTTGTCTGCGTGGCAAACAAAGGTTTAGGCAAGGGCCAAAAGTTATCTAGGCCATAGGGGTCATTCTTGTGGTCGAGTAGCTTATCCTCGCCTTCAGCAACCCAATAAACACACTCGCTTGTCTTGTCCCAAATCTCCCAGATTTCAGCCTTTTTCATGGCTTCAGCGTCTGACTTGTTGAAACCAGACTTCAGCATGTCGTCAAGACCTTGGGGGATGTGAGTCAGGTTAATGTCCTTGAACTCCTCGCCAAATCGCTTAACGACTTCATCCTTGCTCATGTACACCCTGCGAGCGCACCAAGTCACTTCTTCCCATGTACGGGCAGGAGTGCAACGGAAATCTTCCCAATAAACATAGTCCACCGGGGTAGTCTCTATATTCTTCTCAGGCTGGCCCCCATACATCTCAGGGCTTGGCTCACCGTAACTAGGCTTTTCTTCGCCCTCATCGGAATACTCACCTTCGGGCTTTTCCATCTCAGCCGATTCGATGGTTTCGACTGACTTAGAGTCAAAGCGCACCCAGTTGACACCGCGACCTGGAAGCAAACGATCCATAACCGCTAGCTTGATGCTGTGGTCAAAGTCGGTAGAGTTGTCGATCTCGTACTGCAAAGCACGTTCCAGAATCACCGCCGCTGTTCGGGCAACAGGGTCTTTATCTTTCCACCTGCGCTCAACTTGGGCGCGGGGTGTACGGCCATAAAGGGCAGGGAGAATGGTCTGTATGTTTGACCAAAGGACGTTATACCGCTTAGAGGTAAACGACTGTGTACGGTCATCCCGATAGCGTTTGACGATCTTTTTACCGCGCTTGCACCAAGTTTCGTCTTCTCGCTTGGCTTGCTTGAGTTCGTTCTTCCAGCGTTTAGCTTCGGCTACCGAGTTCATCTTTTTCATATGCGGTCAGTCTTTCGTGGTGTTTCTTTCCACAGTTCATCAAGAGAAACCGTAGTAATACGCCCATTTTGCCCTTTTATTGGATAAATTTCTACCTTTTCCGCCTCTTTTGGCTTATTTTCACGCCAAGCCACGGCCATCATGCGGAAAGCATCAGCACAGTGGCTGGTGTTATCGTGCCTTGGTTTATCTCTAAATGCCTTCTTGTCCTCATCCCATTCACGCTGATATTGCTTTAGTAGCTCTACCGCTGAATCACAGTTGTCCTTGTCAAACCACACCCTTGGCAGCATTACCCGTGCAGCCTGAATGCCGTCTTGCACCGACAAACTAGGCACAATCGCCAGCTTGCTTATGCCCAAATGGTTTGCCAGTTGCTCAATCACCGACTTGCCACCGCTTGCAAGGGTCTTGGCCCGTGCATCATGGGGTAGATAGTGCCGTTCGTACTTGTACCCCTTGCCTGTCACTGCCTGGGCGTAGTCCTCAATGGCTAATCCCGAGCCGCTGTAATAGTCAATTACGTGAATCTCAGAGTGCGTGACCTGATAAAAGAATATCGCTGTGTCATCGTGATAACCCAAGTCCCATGCTGTAAACACTGGCAAAGAACGGTCATAGCCCACACTGGCAATGCGGCCTGATTCTTCCAATATCTTTAGCTCTTTGCCGTAATACGCACCCAGAATAGCGGCTTCAAACGAACACTCAAATTCTTGCTCATATTGGTCTTCAGTCATGCCACGGCTAGCGTCTGCCAATTCTTCGGCCTTAATCAGCCCTGAAGTACTAGCCCTGATTGACGTGGCAAACCAGCTATCAGCAGCGTTTGCTGTCTTCCATATCTCGTAAAAGAAGTTATGGCCCTTTGGCGTCCCAATAAACACCGCCCACCCTTCGCGGTCTGCAAGCAAAGGACGGATAATCTCACCCCATACCCGTGGCCGCATATCTGCAACCTCGTCCAATATCACACCATCCAAGTACAGGCCACGCAAAGCATCGGGGTTGTCAGCGCCAAACAAGCGAATCCTTGCCCCGTTAAGTAGCTCTACCCACAATTCAGAGGCGTTGGCGTTTACCCGTACATCCTCTGTGTATCGAAGAAGGTAATCCCACGCAATGCTTTTAGCCTGGGAATAGTAAGGCGCAATGTAGGCATATCGCCCGTTTACCTTGTCATCAACAAAGGCACGGCGTATTAGGTCATTAATGCAAGAAACAGTCTTTCCAGCACGGTTTTCGGCGGTGGGCTACTAAACAGGCCCACCGCGCACTCCGATCATGAAAAGGTTTAAAAGCGTCCCTTGGTGAATAAGGGATCGTGATTTCTCTTACTGCTGCCACTTGATAACCGTTTGAAGTGGCTTGTCCTCATCGCCAACCATCTCAGTTCGTGCCAAATCAGGCACAATTTTGCTCAAAATGATTTTTGCGGCATTAATCTGGCTCATAGACATTTCAGTATCGCCATTGCAATGATCGTACAAGCGGCGCATTACATTGGAAGCACGAATTCCGTCCTTCCAGTTGTCTGACAATGTGACTTTCCGTTTACGCGCTGCCATTTACAAACTCCACGCCACTTGGCGCTTACCAATTTGGTATCCAGCATTATGTATGCTGTTGATTTTATTGGTCTTTTTTGAGCATATGCCTTTTGCAGCATCTTTCTCATGGGCATCTATGCGCTTGCCCTTACCTTTTCCTACATAAAAGACTTGATCTGTTCGTGGATCAAACAATTCGTAGACGTACCAATGCGCTTTTGACTGCATTGTTTTCATTCCTTTATCCTCGGGTTAGCCTAAGATATGCGAATTATATTCCATTCAGTTATTTAGGCTTATCTACCTTTATTGGCATTTCTTGTGTTGTAAATCTACAACCATTAGCGCATTCATAGCGTCTGTACGTTCCTTGTGGTCTTTGTCTTGTTTCTAAAACGTAAGTCCAGACTTTGCATTGTGGACATTTCATTATTAGTCTTTCTCTGTGCTTGGTGTCCACACTTTGCCACTGTGGTCAATCTCGCCCACGATGTGCGCCATTGGTGCAGGTGCTGGCTGTGCGGGCGGGGTGGTGTAGAGGGGTTTTGCATCAGGGTTGCCAAGACCTATTCCCGGTGTGTCTCTTTTAAACCCAAACACAGGCGATCCATACTCGCCGTTCCACCACGCCACAGGCTCCTGCACAGGTGCTGGCTGTGCTGCCATGCGAAACACTTCAATCACTTTGTCAAGCCCCAAATTCGCTTCTTGCGCCAAGGAAAGTAACTGCTTTGGTGAGATGTGTTCGGGCTGCACAGGTGCTGCAAGGGCTTGCTCACACTTCGCCATTTCAGCTTGCAAATAAAGCATCAGTTCCGGATAAGTCGCCCCAATTGTTGCCAAGGCAGCAACATCTTCAAGGGCCGTCAATCGTTCTCGTGTCATGTGTTCTCCTTAATTCCGTGGGCGGCTTCGATGGCTCGGGCAAAGCGATCTATGCTGTCTTCCGGGCCACTTTCGGCAACTTGTTTGCTGATAGCCGTGATCTGCTCATACGTCAGCGGCACAGGTGCTGGCTGTGCTGCGGGTGGGGTAGGGTAAACATCACGGACAGGGACGCCAGCAGCTTCTGTATTCGCTCTGTGGTTGTTTATCTCCATACCGTTGTGCCATTTTCCGTCTTGGTAAAACTGCCAACCGCAAGGCTCCTGCACAGGTGCTGGCCGTGCTGCGGGTGTGTAATTATCGTATTGAAATGACCTCCACGGCTCTAACAAATCAGGGCAGTTCTCCAAATGTCCTTTATCTTCACAGCGCCCAAGCCAATACATAAGCTCGTCAAAGGATTGGTCAACAACGATAAGTCGCTTTCCTCCTTCTACCCCCACAGGCTGCACAGGTGCTGGCTGTGCGGGTGGGGTGGTGTAAAGCGCACCATAGCCATCCCATCCAGTAGATCGGGTTATTTTGTTTTCATCGTGATTAACCCACGCCACAGGCTCACCCACGCTAACGCTCTGCTCTTGCTTAGTTACCGAGGAATCCTCGGCTAGTGCTTCTTTAAGGGCTTTGATGGCCCTATCAGCAATAAATGTCTCACCTAAACGAACATCTTTTGCAGATGCACCGTTGCGAATACCAAGCTCTTGAACACTTATAAAAATTTCTCTTGCGTTTTCCAACGCCTCAAGCGCCAGCTTCATTGCTTCTTTCATGTGTTCCCCCTTGCTCGGATGGCGGCAGCGATGTACTCACCGTCCTTGTTGATGCGGCCTGCCCTGTCTGTAATCCCTTGCCAATGGTCAGCCTCTTTCGCACACGCCTCACGCTCATCAGCACGGACAAGTTCGGCAAAGGCTTTGATTCGTTTGTGCCATTCAAGAGAAGTGCAATCAATCTCAAAGCCAGCCTCACGGGCCATGTCTATCGCGTCTCTCATACTACCTCCGTTGCATTGTGTAAATAAGCCGTTAAACGCTTAATCTGTGCTTCCCTGTACCTGCACATTGATTCAGCATATTCCCTTGCTGTGTGGGCTTCTAGTAGGCTTCGTTTGGAGTCCTCTAGCTCTCTTAGGGCTAAAACTTCA